TAAGCTTTTTTAACTTCATCTGTGTGGAATTGTTTAACCATTGCTTTTACATCTGCACTTTCTTTTGAGCTATCGCTATCTGGTGCTACCACATGGCGGTGAAATGAGCGTGATATTTCTTTGCCATTTTCTTTTATTACTGTTGCTGTCCTTACCTGTATGTGCTTAAAGTCACCTACAACTTCAAATTTATCTTGTATTTCTTCTTTAGTTATTGCCATTTTTTATATCCTTATTAATAAATTTTATGCAGAGGGGTAGTTCATAGTAATATATATATCTGAATTCCCAGACGAATTAACATCTGAAATTTTAACGCTTGAATCTTGAGCATTTACGTCATTATCTCTAAGAACAAAAAAACTTTTGTCATGGTGAATCCTAGACGTTATATAATTTTCAAACGTAATTCTATCTGTCTCAACTACTCCAATCCCGAAAATATTAGCTGAGTTACCACTATCAGAAAAAGATGATGTGAAAGGTAAACCCTGTACATGAATTGAATTACCACTAGTCATGCCACTTGTATTTATGTTATTTAAAGAACAATAAATTTTAACAAATTTTCCTACTTTTATATATTGTCCTACAAAAGTACCACTTGCAGTATTACCACCACTACTAGAATCTGATACAACTGGTGAAAAACTCCCCTCTTCGTACGCGTCTAAGAGTTCTGAAGTCATACCACTAGCATCGCTTGTAGCTGAAAAATCTATGCCATTTCCAGATGTTCCAATAACTAAATTACCGCTTGTTATTGTTGTGTTACCAGTTACACCCACCGCACTTGTGAAGGTTGCACCCCCATCTTTTAGTGTTACACCATCGACCGCAACGCCTGCATCAGTGACTTTTTCTGCTATTGTTCCTACTGTAAGTGTACTCATTTATTTGCTCTCCAATGCTGTTATTCTAGCTTCTAATTCTTGTATAGTTTTCACTAACAAAGGTACAAGTTTTGATTGATCTATGCTTTGTGGTTTAATATTACCATCTTCATCTACGGCATCTTTTTCACCAATAATAGCTTCTGGCACAATACTTGAAACCTCATGGGCAAGAAACCCATCTAGTGTTGTATCTTTATCTGTCTTAAAGTTAAATCTGCTTGGCTTAAGTTGTTTAATTCTGCTAGTAGCATCCCAATCTGTAACAACGTTTTCTTTTAGCCTGTAATCTGATGAAGTGCTATAAGAAGTTGAACTATTGGAAGTGTTAATTTTTCCTATTTCTTGATTTGAAGGATTTAAAAAAGACAATGCGTCAAAAGTACCTGATGTTTCATTATTTGTAATAAGGATGCCACCAGAACCAGAAGTGTCATTTCTAATATTATCTATAGCTATGGCAAAACCGCTAGAATTACCTTGATTTATTGCAAACCTAGAAACTCTCCCTCCTACAGTGGTACTTGTTGTGTTAATTGCACAAGGGCCAAGAATTGTTAATCCATCAGAAGTAATTCTAAAACGTTCTGTGTTATTAGTTCCAAATACTAAAGGATGACTTGTAACAGTTTGTAAAATAGATTTTGGGTCAGAAGTATTATCTGCACCAAACACACTACTTACAGAACTAGATTGAACATATACTTGACCTCCACCAGTGCTTGCAGTGCTAGTGACTGTAAGGGCTGTAAAGTTGGTGTTACTTTCTGGTGAACTATCTCCTATACCGACGTTACCACTACTATCAATCCTAACACGCTCCGACCCTGCGGTATCAAAAACAATAGTATCATCTGTACTTGCTTCGATACTTGTATCCCCATCAGCATCAAGAATTAACTCTGTACCATTCATATCGATATTAGAGCCTGTTTGTACCTCTAAACTATTTGCTTTGAAAATAAAGTCCTCTGCGTTGGCTATCTTAACTTTTACTTGGTCATTTGTAGCTAAATCTAAACCACTATCATTATCGCCTGTAGAGTTTACAACGCTGTTTACTTTTATTTCTGACATTATTTACCCTCCAGTGCTGTTACTTTGGCTTCAAGTGTTTCTATCTTTGCTACTGCTTCTTGTAGTGCTTTTGTGAGAAGTGGAACAAGTTTGCTTTGATCTATGCCTTGATACTCTGGGTTTCCATCTGCATCGACCTCATCTTTCTCACCACTAATTGCTTCTGGTACTATGCTTGATACCTCATGTGCTAAGAACCCATCTACTGTAGTATCTTTATCTGCCTTAAAATTAAAGCGTGATGGTTTGAGTTCTTTTAGTCTTGTAGTTGCATCCCAGTCTGTAACGACATTTTCTTTAAGTCTATAGTCTGATGAGGTAACATATGATGTTGCTGAACCATTTGTCTTAATTGCGCCAACAATACCATTTGGATTTATAAAAAGAAAATGGCTAGTATTGGCACTAAAACCAGTTTCTGTTACGCATCCTTTCGTAGCATCTGTAACCTCTATACCTAAATGTGTTTCTGCCGAAACATCTACAGTTCTGCCTATTAATAATGTACTATCTTTATCAATTCTCATGGCCTCTGTAGTACCGCCCGTTTTAAAAATGATTTGCCCTGAATTAGAAGCACCCTCTTCTGCTTGGATTGAAGCGATTTCTGTTCCACTACCATTATGAAACTGCATAAAAATCGTATTATTATTTCCTGCCGTTCCTCCTGCTTCTAAAATAAATTTTGCGTGGTCAGACATACCTTTTACATGAAAACCCCCATCTGGCGATGAAGTTCCAACACCTACTCTGTCATTACCTGCATCTATAAACAATGCGTGTGTATTACCATCTGACTCAACTCTAAAATCCCTATTGGCAGAGTTTTCATTGAAAACAACGCCTGTTGTATCTACTGTCACAACTTCGCTATTTGCTATTTTCATTCCTATCTTATCATTTGTTGATAGGTCAAAACCGCTATCATCACCTGCTAGATTTTGAATATTATTGACTTTTATTGTTGAACTCATGCTATCACCAGATTTCCACTAACTGTTAATGTTATGCCAGAAGCTATTGAAAGGCTATGAAAACAGCCTGTATTATCTCCAGACGCTATTGTTGTATTCGTATTTAGTTCCTGTTCATGGGTTCTAAATATGTCTTTTTTGCCATTTGTTGTGTCACCTTGATTGCCGTTATCCCCTTGAAAAAACCCTGCTCCACCCCCTGCGGAAACTTCCGCACTATCGGCTGTCTGGTCAAATGTGAATAAATTTATAAAAGCATCGTTATCAGCATTTCTAATTTTTAGAATATTGTTGCTTGTGTCGTACCATAATTGATAAGCATACGTCGTACTAGGTGCTGAAGACCCACTATTTACCGAAACAATCGCTTGTAAAACATTATTAATGTCTGTCCTTGTGTTGGGGAATGTTTGGTTATCTATAACGTAGTCGTGTTGTGCCATCTTTTCTCCTTTATGTTACTAATT